ATTCAGGATGAGCAGCCAGAGCCAACCAAAAAGAAGGCTGGAAGGCCGAAAGGCACATTTGGCCTAAAGCGGCAGATACAGGAATACGCTAGGAATCCCGCCTTGGCCTTGCCCAAGACTGACCATCAACGTCTTAAAGAGTTGAAGGATATGCTTATCAAGTCTAGCGGTAAGGATGTTGTTGAGAAGATGATTTCCATTGCGTTGAATGACAACCACCCCGCACAGATGGCGGCTATCAAGATGTGCGTAGACAGGACACTGCCTGTTTCTATGTTTGAGAAGGATAAGAGCCAGAGGAGTGCGGTCAACATCACTATTACTGGCATTGGCGCACCTACTGTCGCCACAACGACAATTGAGCCTGAAGACATAGAAGACATCGAGGCTAAGAATGGCTGATCTGAACTTTGCGCTATTGCCGTGGCAACAAGAAGTCTATGCCGACAAAACGAGGTTCAAGGTCGTGGTGGCTGGAAGGCGGTGCGGTAAGTCACGACTTGCCGTGACCACCTTACTGATAGAGGGCTTGAGCTGTCCCGCCGGCAGTGCTGTGCTTTACGTTGCGCCGACCCAAGGTCAGGCTCGTCAGATTGTCTGGGATGTCCTGTTGGATGTGGGTCGGGAGATTATCCAGTCTAGCCATGTAAACAACATGGAAGTTACCTTGATTAACGGTGCAAAGATATATGTTCGGGGTTCTGACCGTCCTGACACCTTGCGGGGTGTCAGTCTGACATACGCAGTCTTGGACGAGGTGGCAGACATTAAGCCAGAGACTTGGGAGCAGGTTATCAGAGCCAGCTTGTCCGACAAGAAGGGTCGTGCCATGTTTATTGGTACGCCCAAGGGTCGGAACTGGTTCTATGACCTGTACAACTTGGGTCAGGATGGGGAGGATGAGGACTGGAAGTCGTGGCATTTCACGACCAAGGACAACCCTTTGATTGACGAGGCTGAGATTGAGAGTGCCAAGAAGACGTTATCTAGCTTTGCGTTCAAGCAGGAGTACATGGCGAGTTTTGACAACGCTGGCTCTGATGTCTTCAAGGAGGAATGGATTAAGTATGGGGAAATCCCTGATATGGGTTCTTACTTCGTGGCTGTTGACTTAGCGGGGTTTGAGGAGGTGGCTAAACAGGCCGCTAACTCTAAGAAGCGGCTAGACCAGACTGCTATATCTATAGTGAAGGTCACTGACGATGGTAAGTGGTATGTAGAGAAGATTGAGCATGGTCGGTGGGATATTCGCACGACTGCGGTTAATATCCTGATGGCTATCAGAGACTACAAGCCTATGAGCATTGGCATCGAGAGGGGTGCGTTAAAGAATGCGGTTCTTCCCTATTTGTCAGATTTAATGCGAAAATCCAACATATATGCTCATATTGTGGATTTGACGCATGGGAACAAGAAGAAGTCAGACCGTATTATTTGGGCATTGCAGGGAAGGTTTGAGCATGGCAGAATCGTGCTTAACAAGGATGAGGACTGGACAGAGTTCCTAGATCAACTGTTGATGTTTCCATCGCAGGGTGTTCAGGATGACTTACCAGACTCCCTTAGTTATATAGATCAGTTGTCTATAACCTCTTATTTTGAGGCAGATGATGAAGACGAGTGGCAACCAGTTGACATCATTAGCGGGGTTTAAATGGCAAGAGAAGATAGCTTAGACATATTTGGTAGTGACCCATTTGGGCGTGACTACTTGTATGGGCTATCTTCTGGTAATGATGGGATGGGTCTTGCGCCTTATGGCATCCGATATTCTGAGAGTTTGAGCCAACCCACTACTGTCAAGCGTGGTGGTTATCTTGGCGACATTGGAACCATGAATGAGCCGATGACAGAATTGTCATCTTCATTTGAGGTCAACGGTAGATCTGTTCAGTATCCTTTGGTAGTTCCCACCTTGACTGTTGACGAGTTGCAGTTGTTAAGGGCTGGAGGTGAGCCAACACCAAGCATCTATAACAAGGCAGAACAGTTTGCAATGGGTAGGTTGTCTCGTGGTCAAGACCCATTTGCCACAACACAAGATTTGCGTTATCCACAGCCACAGGGTTTAAATCCTGCGCCTAGTACAGACCAGATGCAAGCAACCCCAAGGGGGTTCATCTCTGGTTTGTTCTCTGATGTTTTGGGTCGTACCTTTGATATGCCAGCGTTGCCTAGAACTGGTATTCCCGCCCTTGATTTGTTTGCGCCTAATATGAATGCGTTTAACAGGTTGTCTTTGGGTGATGTCCAAAAGACTGCTGAACGCATCTCCTATGGTGAGCCTTTGACTACTGGGGCTGGAATGACATTGCGCCCAAGGGATGAAACGATTGGTGCGGCTATGACTGTTGCGCCTTTTGCGCCTATGGCTGGTAGATTGGCTGGTCGTACAGGCCAAGCAGTTGGACGCATGGCTGGAGAAGAAATCAATGCCGCCATTACTGGTCAGCCTACAAGGTCGTTACTTGGTCAGCTTACGCCTAAGCCTAAGCAAATCTTCATTGGCGAGAACGCAAAGACTTGGGACAAGGCTGGCGCTGAAAAGTTTTTAGAGTTAGAGAAGTCGGGTGCTGACCCTGTAGATTCTTGGAAGTTGACTGGAACGTTTAGAAGCCCTGACGGTAAGTTGCGTCAAGAGATTAGCGATGTCTCAGCTATTGGCAGATATGATTTAGTATCAGATCAACTTGCCAGAGAACTTGATTTAACGGCACAACTTACTTATGGCAAGCCATATCAAGACTTGGATAGGGCTACAAAGAATAAACTTCAAAAAGAAGTTAATGACTTTCAGTCATCATTGAACCAAAATTTAACCCACCCTGATTTATATCAGGCTTATCCAGAGTTAGCGAATATTGAATCAACGGCTGAATTTTCAAATATTCCAAGGGGCAAATTGGAGCAGACCAGAGTTTCTAGCATTGGTGCTGGCAATGTTCCAGTAAATGAAAGAATCGTTTCGCAAAGAATGACATCGCAAGCCCCAACAGAAGAAGAATTGAAGAGTGTTTTGCTTCACGAAGCTCAACACGCAATTCAAAATAAAGAGAATTTTGCTAGAGGTGGCGACTACAATTTAAAAATTGGAAATCTAGAAAAAGAACAAATGGCGCAAAAGTATATGGATACATTTTGGCCTTTAGAAGAAAAAAAAGGTAGAAAGTTTGTAGATGTTTGGGATGACGCAATGCGTTGGGTTAACAGCCCTAGCGGTGGTCAATTTGAACGCTATCGAAATGTTGCTGGTGAAGCTGAATCAAGAGCAGTGCAAAGCCGCATGAATATGACTCCAGAGCAAAGACTGGAAACATACCCAATACAATCTTATGATGTCCCTGTAGATCAATTAATTTACATTGACCCATTTGGCAATCCATTAAGGTAACACTATGGCAACAGACAAACAAGTGAAATTAGAACAGAACCAGTTTTATCAGCCAACAGAGGCTGACAAGGAAATCACTGCCTTTGTTGTTGACCACTGCCAACGCTGGCGTGATTACCGTGATGTCAACTTCCTACCCGACTGGCTAGAGTACGAACGCATCTTCCGTGGTCAATGGGCTTCTGAAGACAAGACTCGTGAATCAGAGCGTAGCCGTATCGTCACCCCTGCTACACAACAAGCTGTAGAAACCCGCCATGCCGAAATCATGGAAGCTATCTTCGGTCAAGGCGATTTCTTTGACATCCAAGACGATCTCAAGGATGTAGACGGTAATCCATTGGATGTTGAGGCTCTCAAAGCCCAAATGATGGAAGACTTCAAGAAAGACAAGATCAGGAAATCTATCGACCAGATCGAGTTGATGGCTGAAATCTATGGAACAGGTATTGGCGAGATCATCGTCAAGACTGAGAAGGAATACATCCCTACAACTCGTGCCATCCCTAACCAAACAGGTCAGGCAGCTATTGGTGTGACTGAGACTAACCGTATTGCGGTCAAGATTGTCCCTGTTAACCCTAAGAACTTCCTGTTTGACCCCAATGGAACAAGCATTGATGACTGTATGGGTGTGGCAATCGAGAAATACGTTTCAATTCACAAGGTTGTTGAAGGTATTGAACGTGGAATCTACCGAAAGGTTGACATCACCCCCACCTATGAAGACACTGACCTTGAGCCAACCCAAGAGGTTAGCCAATATCAGGACGAAAAGGTGCTTTTGCTGACCTATTACGGTCTTGTTCCTCGTGAATACCTGAACAACTTAGAAGAAAACAAAGAAATTGTCGAGTTGTTCCCCGAGAATTCAGTCGCTGAAGACTATACAGACATGGTTGAGGCCATTGTGGTCATTGCCAACGATGGCTTGCTTCTCAAAGCTGAAGAAAATCCCTACATGATGAAAGATCGTCCAGTCTTGAGCTATCAAGATGACACGATTCCTAACCGTTTGTTGGGTCGGGGTACGGTTGAGAAGGCTTTCAATATGCAAAAAGCTATTGATGCCCAGACTCGTAGCCATTTGGACTCTTTGGCACTGACCACCAGCCCAATGATTGCTATGGATGCAACTCGTTTGCCTCGTGGTGCTAAGTTTGAAGTCAAGCCCGGAAAAGCCATCCTTGTAAACGGCTCTCCCACAGAGATTTTGATGCCATTTAAGTTTGGCGAGACAGACCCTAACAACTTGGCAACCGCCAAGGAGTTTGAGCGTATGTTGTTGCAAGCTACTGGTACTCTTGATTCACAAGGAATGGTTAGTAATTCTGCTCGTGATGGTGATGGTATGTCTATGGCTGTTGCCACCATCATCAAGAAATACAAGCGCACATTGGTGAACTTCCAAGAAGACTTCCTGATTCCATTCATCAAGAAGGCTGCTTTCCGCTATATGCAGTTTGACCCAGAGCGTTACCCTTCTGTGGACATGAACTTCATCCCGACTGCCACTTTGGGCATCATTGCTCGTGAGTACGAACAAAAGCAGTTCATTGGCTTGTTGCAGACTCTTGGCCCTGATACTCCTGTTCTGCCTATCATCTTGAAGGGCATCTTGTCTAACTCTAGCCTGACCAACCGTTATGAGTTGATTGCGGCTTTGGATGAGATGAGTGCGCCTAACCCACAAGCACAGCAAATGCAACAAATGCAAGCTGAATTGGCAATGCAAGCGGCTCAGGCTCAGATTGCTGTCAACACGACTCAGGCTGAAGAAAACAAGGCAAATGCTGTGAAACTGTCGATGGAAGCACAGTTGATGCCTCAAGAGATTCAGGCTAAAGTCCTTGGCGCAACTACTAAGAACTTGCCAAATGAGGATGAAGCGGCTTCCCGTGAGTTTGACAAGCGGGTTAAGATTGCTGAACTGATGTTGAAAGAAGCCGACATCAAGAACAAGTCTAAGATTGTTGAATTGCAGATGTCAGAGAAGAATAACAAGATGGCTGGCATGGAAGAAGACTTCCTCAACCAACTGACGCAACAATTGAATGCTTCCCAGACAGGAATTGTGCGATGAATGTCGAAAATCTTGCCAAGGAGTTAATCCTTAAAAACATGACTCCAGAGCAGCAAATGGCTGTTTTGGATTCTGTTCGGCAGTCTGTTGCTCAGGCCAAAGAAGTGCAAAAGCGCAAGATTGGTGAGAATGTTGACCTAGTTGTTCAGGCTCTTAAGAAGATTGAATCTGACATTCGTTCCCGCTTTGATGATGTGGGCAACTCCATTGAAAAGCGTGTAGCCTCCATCAAAGATGGTCGTGATGGTGCTGATGGCAAGGATGGTCGAGATGGAAAAGATGGAAGATCAGGCAAAGATGGCGCTAAAGGTGATCGAGGTGACGCTGGTCGAGATGGGCGTGATGGAGTGGATGGTGCTGACGGTGTTTCTGTTACCGCTGCTCGCATTGATTTTGATGGTAGCCTTGTTATTACACTGTCTTCTGGTCGT